GTTAAATCCACATGGGAAAAACTCTACGAGCCTGTAGTGGTTGTCCCTGCTGTTGAAGAAGCTTAATCTTATTTAGGATATAGAGAGTAAAGGACTAGGCCGGACAACTTCGAGATTCCCGGTCTTCCACTATATCCTCAGGAGGTATATTATGAGTGATATCACAATCGGACTACAAAGTCAAGAAAAGGTTGTTCTTAATTATGATGAGGACAATGACAAATTCTCAGTCGCTGTTGAGAATAACTACGACTCAACAATGAGTGTAGAATTAACTGAAGAAGAACTGAATATGGTTAAAGGTTGTATCCAAGCCATTCTTGAAAGGAAATAATATGAATAAGGAAAAAGTAATTCTCGGTGCGGTTGCTGCTGTAGCTACGGCCGGACTTGGTTACTTCGTATTTAGACTAGTTAAGGAAGCGAAACGGCAAATCGCTGAAATTAAAGAAGAAGCCGAACGCGAAAAGGACGAACTTAAGGATATTATCGCCAATAAAGACGTCCAACTAGAAATTATGGAAGAAAACCTGTCCCAGCTAACATCTGGCACAATTGACGAAAACTGGGCAATCGCAGAAGCACAAATCGCTCAGGAGAACGCCGAACTTGAAGAAATGCGCGCTCGTCAACAACGCAATATTTTCACAGACAATCCTGAGGCTGCTGATATCCACTCTCCCAGTGAGGAAGAAGATTATCATGCAGGCGCTCAACAAACAGCCGAAGAAGAAGTTGTTCACCATAATGTCTGGCAAGAAAACGAATACTTTAATACAGGAGAAGCTGATATCCCGTATTTCATCATTGAATCAGCAAAAGAATTGAAAGGAAATGAAGGACAATCCATGCGACATGACACAGACCCTAACAGTGTAGCGGCCTGGGAACAGTACAAAGCCGTAATGATTAGCGAGCTTTACGATGACGGCCCTACTATAGCAAACGATACTTCCAACCGGTATAATTTAGGTATCCTTGTTACTACATCTAACCTTGATGCTATTATTGACCGCTTCTCACAACTGCTTGAAGTGAACGACACTAAAGTTGTACAACCATATAATGCGTTTGACAACAATATCTTTGAGGAAGTTTACGAACGCCGTGAAGACTTCTTCGGCCCAGACGCATATTACTCAACTACGCAATTCCCAGTATCCTTTGGCGAAATCCTATACGAATTCGCTCAGAAATTTGTAGGCGATACTGAAGCAGGAACTCCGCTTGCATTTATTACTTATATGATGCATGAGTCTGGCATCCTTGACTGCGAAAACATCGAACAACAACTTCTTGTGATCTCGAAGGTTATGGAGCACCGCAACGTTCAAAATATCGGAAACGGTATGAAGAAGCTTGGTATGTTCGGTCGTGTGGTAGACTCAGGTGTTGCTGAACTTACTGGACACGAAATCCGCCTGTTTACAGAATACAATGAATTCATTGGCCGCGCTTCAACATTCGAAGAAGAATGGAAAGCACAAAACGGCTTCGACGATGACGACGAATTCTAAGGCGGTGCTGTATGGAAAAGGAGTATATTGAAGTAACATATTCCTTTACTGGTGACGATTATGTTAAAGAGGTTATCCCTGCAGAGCAATACAAAACTTTCAAGGAGGCATTTCTTAACAACACCGTATTTGTTTTTGAATACGATAGAAAATCACCAACATACCGCTCAGGCTTGAATATGAAAATGATTGATATGTCGAAGGTTGTTTGGATAGGATATTAGAGGAGTATTATATGACGGACAGAAAACCAGATTTCTTCAATATTACAGTTGAGGAATTATCTGGCCCAAATCGTAAAGCCGATGCCGTTATTTCCGCTGATTTTACATATCTAGATAACCAAGGAGGAGACGTTAAGGATATTATTGTAAAAGGTGGTAGCTTTTATGCTATGTGGACTGGTGAGAATTGGTCAATGGAAAAGAACGATGTTGTTCGGGTTGTTGACCAATATATTTCCAACAAGTTCCATGAATTGAAAGCTAAGGGATATGAAAAAGTATCTGTTAAATTCATGCAAAACGCAGGCTCAGGACTTATGCGTAATTTTGTCAAGTATTGTGAAGACGCACCAGAGTCCCTTCAAGTATTTAACAGTAAAATCTTATTCCAAAACCATAATGTTACACGGGAAGATTATTCTACTTTCCAACTACCTTATACGCCAACACCTCAACCAACTCCTGCATTTGACGAACTTTCTTCTATATTATATGCGCCAGACCAACTTGATAAAATCTTGTGGTGTCTAGGTGCCTTATTTACAGGAGAGATTGTTAATATTGAGAAATTCTTATTCTTATATGGCCCAGCGGGAACCGGTAAAGGAACAATAATTAAAATCATTGAGATGTTGCTTGGGCAATATATTGGTGGTATTGACTTGAAACAACTGACAAGTGGTTCAGAGTATGCAACAGGAACTCTACAAGAGTTGCCATTGTTGATTGACTCGGATACGGACTTGAGTCGGATTAAGAACGATACCCCATTACTTAAGATTACATCTCATGAAGAAGTATTTGTACGTAAGCTATATCAAAGACCATATCCCGTAACATTTAAAGGTCTTATCATCACTGCATCAAACCAACGTGCCCAATTCCGTGACTCAGACTCCGGTATTGTCAGACGTCTACTTAAGGCGGTACCAACAGGTCATCTTATTGCTGGCCCAAGGTATAAAGAACTGATGAATAATATTCAGTTTGAGCTTGCCGGAATTGCTCAGAAATCTATTGATACATTTTCTCGTTTAGGCGCATTCCACTACGCTAACGATATTGATGTTGAGATGCTGGAATACGGAGACTCTATATTTGAGTTTGTCCGTGAGAACGTATTGATGATGCAGAACGACCCAACCCTGTCTGAAGTAGAGTTGCTCTATAAAGGTATGCTTGAAGATAGAGGCTGGGATGTCAACGGGTATAAGAACCGTCTGCGATTAGGCTTACAGCGATTTTTCGAAACATATACCAAAGACACGAAAGATGGTGAAGGCAACCGAAAACGTGATTGGTATAGAGGTTTCAAGTACGAAGAGGCATTTCCTGAAACTAAGTCTGCGCCAGAGTCCAGTGACAAACCTAAGATTGATTTGACTATGGGTCGAGTTACATCTAGGTTTGACCTTGAAGGACGTGACTGGCCTGCTCAGTATACTAACAAGGATGGAAACCCTCTGAAGAAGTGGGACTCAGTAACAACGACGTTAAAAGAAATCGACCCCACTAAACTACACTTTGTCCGTGTTCCAACCGAACATATTATAATTGACTTTGACGCTAAGAACGAGAACGGTGAGAAAGACCTTGCTAAGAATCTCGAATTAGCATCTGCATATCCTCCAACCTATACAGAGGTATCTAAGTCTGGCGGTGGTGTCCATCTACATTATTGGTATGATGGTGACCCTACTAAGCTAGCTACGCGTATTTCTGATGACGTTGAGATTAAGGTATTTAACGGCGGGTCTTCCCTGCGCAGAAAACTCATATCTGCCAATGACTTGCCTGTAGCCCATATTTCAAGCGGACTACCACTCAAGGAGGAGAAGAAGTCAATGTATAAAGACGTTGAACACATTATGTGGACAGAGAAAAAGCTTCTTGATTTCATTGACGCATGTCTCCGCAAAGAACATCATGGGGCAACGGCGCCTGAAGTATCGTTTATAGCAAAGGTGCTAGATGATGCATATGATGCTGGTGTTATTTATGATTTGCGACATAAGCAACAAGAAGTATTACGTTTCGCACTCAAGTCAACCAACCAAGCACAGCAATGTTTGAAGATGGTTTCTGAGATGCATTTTTACAGAGTACCGGAAGATGAGAGCGAGTCCTATTCTGAAAGTCTCATTTTACCTGATGAAGATATCGTATTCTTTGACTCGGAAGTATTCTCCAATCTATACATGTTAGGTTGGAAGAAATACGGATTGGAAGTTCCAGAAACAATCTATAAAGGTCTCGAAGATTGTACCAACTTAACTGAGATTGAGACCATCTTGGTTAATGAGTGGTGGACTACTCACGAGAAAGAAATCGGTATTGAAATCAACCCGGCACCTACTCGCGTACGTCATTTGTTTGATACATATCCTATGGTTGGTTTCAACAACTTAGGCTATGATAACCATATTGCTTATGGTCGTATGCAGGGTGATGACGAAATGGAATGTTACAAGCGTTCTCAAGGCATTATCGAAAAACGAGACAAGCGTGCTAAAATCTGGGCGGCAAACGATATCTCATATGCGGATATTTACGAGTTCCTAGACACGAAGATGTCATTGAAGAAATGGCAAATTAAGCTAGGACTCCGACATGACGAGTTTGAATACGATTGGACTAAACCTCTGCCCGAGCATGCCTGGGGTCGTTGTGCTGCATATATGCTTAATGACGTAACTTCAGAAGAGGCATTGTTCAAGTCCAAAGACGGACAAGATGCTTGGAATGCACGTAAGGTATTGGCCGAAATTAACAACCTATCACCTAACGTCAAGACTCAAACCCAAGCCGAGAAGTTCTTATTTGGAGATGACCCAAATCCTCAAGACAAGTTTAACTGGTATGACCTTGCTGAAGAGTTCCCAGGATATACTTTTGATAAATTCAAGAAGAAGTCCGAATATCTTGGTGAAGACCCATCAGAAGGCGGTTATGTCCATGCTGAACCTGGTGTATATAAGAACGTTATCGTATTGGATATTGCTTCCATGCATCCACACAGCCTGATTGCCATGAATTACTTTGGTGAATATACACCGAAGTTCGCAGCACTTGTTGAGTGTCGTATGAATATCAAACATGGTAATATCGAAGCGGCCTCTCATGCATTTGACGAGGTAGATCCTGAGCTTGCTGACAAACTCCGTCCATATTTGGAAGGTGGTTCTGTCAAAGGACTTGCTCATGCGCTTAAGATTATTATCAATATTGTGTATGGTATGACCTCTGCACCATGGCCTAACAAATTCAAAGACCCTCGTAACGTCGATAACTGTATCGCAAAACGTGGCGCTTTGTTTATGATTATGCTTAAGAAGGAAGTTCAAGAACTCGGTTATCAAGTAGCGCATATTAAGACAGACTCAATCAAGATTATCAACGGCGATAAGAAGATTATTGATTACTGTATGAAACGTGCTAACGATTTCAAATACGAGTTTGAACACGAGCATACATATTCCCGTATGGCCTTACTTAACCGGGCAACTGTTATTGCGGAAATCGGTTGGCCTGAAAAAGAGAAGGGTGAATGGGAAGCTATCGGTGCGCAATTCGGTAAGAAGACAAATCCATATGTCTACAAAACCTTATTAAGTCAAGAAGAGGTTGAAGAGAAAGACTTCTTTATTACTAAGGAAGTTAAGACCGCTATCTATCTTGACGACCAATATGTTGGCAAGAATGCTCAAATCTACGCTTCTGTAACAGGTCGTGAAATCTCTAGAACTCAACCAAGTAACGTAGCTCAGATGATCCAATCGCGATGGATTAAACCGAACTACTTGCTTAAACGGGAGTCTGAGGGACTTAGTGCTTACGAGTTAGAAGAAGCTAAGAAGCAAAAGATTGCCAATGAATTAGGTCTCGATATTTACGAAGTTAAACAAATCATTGATAACGGCTTCCCTGATACCATTGTCGACAAAAACGTATCTGTAACAGGTACTTCCGGTTATAAATGGGAGCTGGCTACTCAGTATAAAGGCTTCGAAGATATCGACATGACCTACTATCACAAACTTGTTAAAGACGCTGTTAAAGATGTCTATGCGGTTGGTGATGGCGATATCATTTTCGGCGGAACTAAATTCGCCAACTATGCAAAGGAGTAAAGATGTTTAAGAAAATCAAAGAATGGTTTTCAAAAGACAAAGTAGAAGACGAGCCCCGGCCAATGGGGTTTGTTACTACTGTCAGTGGATTTAAGGACGCTGAGTTATTTGAACCTCGTGTTGAAATCCTTGTAATCCCTGAAGACCAGCAGGAAGTTGTAGGTAGCATCACGAACGCTAAAACTAATGTTCGTATTACCCTACTTGATAATAACATCATCTATTACAATCCTCCTCTCTCTTCCAATATCCTAATGACACCATTCATAGACCTTGAAGAACTAAATGGTATTTTAGTTACTATGCGTGAACAAGGTATCCGTGGCGTCTTAGGTTGGAATATGCCGGTTTAGGAGGACTGGGAGATGTTATATTTAATAGACTCAACTGTACAGAGCTCAAACCGAGTTATGTTTAAGGCGGTTGATTTCTTTGAGAGATATGGTGTTAAGTATAAGATATTATCTACCTATAAAAAAACACGAATGGGTGGTGGCGAATACACACCTAAACTATCTCGTGAGTTGGCTGCGAAGATTGTACGATATTTCGATTACAATATCAAGGAAATCTGTAAATCACCAAACTCATCATATACTAAATATATGTCTAAATATTCACCTCAGGCTAAACGGGATTTGAACTCTGGACGTATTTATGATATGACGTGTTCTCAGTTTATCGATTGGATCGCTGAAAATCCTTGCATGCTGAAAATCACCGTCTTATATGATGATGAGCGCGATATTATCATATCTCATTTTAAAGAAGAGGATTTGCGTATGTTTGTTCCTAAGGAGTATCGGTCGGTTAGACGTAACCAAATCCAATATACCGTCCTTAGCGAACTAGGATTGGCGTCGCCTCTTGAAGAAGACCAACCTGGTGCACAATGGTATAAGAATAAGAAGCCTAAGGGCAAAAAAGTACAGTCCTCTATATAGAAAGAGAGGTAAAATAATATGGAAAAACTATTTTCTAAAATTACGGCTGGAGCTTTTGCTGTCGTTGCGGCAACACTAGCATATGACGTATTTAACGGAAGTGGTCTTCAATCCAAATTGAAAGATCTATTTTCTAAAGCTAAGAAGGCTGAGTAAATTACTCGGCTTTTCTTTTTTGTTTGGTTTATGTCGAAAATTGAAATGACCGATATAAACGAGATGTATATATTTAAAGGAGAATTAAAATGAAAAAACAAACTACACTTAAAATCGCTGCTATGGGTATCGCTCTTTTCGGAACTGCTGTTGTTACTGAGTCTGTATTTGCGGACGTAACTAAGGCTGAGGGTTCTACTGAACTTGTTGCTACTGACCCAGAAGTCACTGTGACTAAAAAAGAAGAAGACTCAATCTGGTCTGATGTTGATGTTAATATCAAGACAGATATCCCTGATGAAGTCTCAATCAATGAAGGTGACAAAATGACCTTCAATATTCCGGAAGAGCTAAATCTCGAAACTAGCTATAATTTCCCAGTCTATAACGAAACTGGTGAAACTGAAGTCGGAACTGCTGACGTTAAGGCTAATGAAAGAACGGTTACTACAACGTTCAATAATTATTTCCAAGACCATCCGCTGGACAAATCTATCAGCCTGAACTTCCATACCCAAATCAACCGTGAAATCGTGCAGGAAAATACTAAGCGTAATATCTCATTCAATGGTACTGTTGTTGAAATCAACGCCGGGTCTAAAGGAACCATCAATCCAAATGAGGAGTTGTATAAATATGGTTATCAAGACCGTGCTGATCAAAATCTTATACATTGGGTTGCTCGCTTGAATTATAAGCGTCAAACTATGGAAGATGTTAATATCGCCGACACTTGGTCTGACGATCAGGATTATGTTGAAGGTAGCCTTATTTACAGCTACGTTAAGGATGTGGATCCTTGGATTTACGACTCTCCTGCTGCACAAGCTTTGGCGAACACTAAATTCAATAAGAATGGCTTCACAACCCATATCGATAAGATTGAAAACAAAATCTTGATGGTTGAATATAAGACTCATCTACGTACGCCAGTTCAATATAACCCTACCAACCTGTTTACTACAAGCTGGAATGGCGGCTTTGTATCCCATAATGCTGAAACTAAATTGTATGACGGCAATGGTCGTGCTGTTGGTAAATCTCGTCCTAAATGGGATAAGCCAAATGACGCACCTAAGTATGATAAGCCCGAGTTTGAAGGTGGTGTTATTCCAAACGATCCGCCAGTATATGATAAACCATCTATTGACTTGGCTGATATTCCATTAATGCCACCGGCACCAACATTAGACTTACCTGAATGGAAAGGTTCTACCGTACCATTTGATGCGCCTAAGTACGACAAACCAGAATGGAATGGTGGTATTATTCCAAATGATGCACCAATCTTGGATAAGCCTGAAATTGACTTGGCATATATCCCATTGATGCCGCCAGCTCCGGTACTGGACAAACCAGAATTGGTTATTCCTGAAGTACCAACACCGCAAATGGACAAACCAAAAGCTGAAGGTGAAATCAAAGAAGAACCTTCAAAACCAGCTAAACAACAACCTCTTGGTCAACCTACTCTACCCGCTACTGGTACTAATGAAGCTTCATATCTTGCTATTGGTGGTGTTGTGATTGGCGTACTTGCTTTAGGTATGGCTGGAATGAAAAAGAAGAAAGGTGATAAATAATGAAACGTGGAAAGAATAATAAAGCGGTTTTAATTAACCAAAGTATTAAACAGATGGAAATCTTCGCTAGCAAGAAACCGGACGATAATCCTCTAGGTATATTCTGGAAGAAGAAAGCTGAGAAATTTAAATCACTCCGCCCATCAAAACTTAAGAAGATATATCTACAAGCATTTCTTGAAGCTGTAACTATAGCACCACTTGCCAATAATGTATATCACGAGGAGGAAACGAATGAAAGTAAATCCGACTAATATGAAGCAGGGTTATGACGAGCTTCTCTCTATTTTCGAAAAGAAAAACGCTGACTATGGAAACTCTTTCGAAGAGTCTTTGGAAAAGCACGGCATCATCGCGGCTATTGTCCGGATGGAAGATAAGATTGGGCGGCTGAATAGTCTTACCAAGAAAGGCACTGAGCAGAAGGTCTCTGATGAGTCGCTGGTAGATACTCTAAAGGATTTATCTAACTATGCTCTTATGACTGCGGTGTGGCTGGAGGAAGAAAAATCTTCTTCTAAAAAGGATCGGCCACCGTTTGTTGAATGGGCTAACCTAAGTCCAGATGGTGCTAATCTTAAGGCGTGTATCTCGGACTTAATAAGAGGTTTACCTGGGATAACGACCTTTTCTAGTATGATTCTAGACCACCCTAGATGCCCTAAATCCGTAACCTTTCCGGTAAAGGATGTCGATTTATTCCGTACATGGTTTGATAACTACGTAGAAGAAAATCCTTATTATAACGTTGTCTACCATGACAAAACCGAGAACTTCGTCCAAGTCCAAATCTATTCACACACGGAGTAGCCTATGTTTGAAAACGGTCTAGATATTGTCCGGGCTTTATCCTCTGTTAGACCGCCTGGTAGGCCTAAGAAGTATGTGAGTGACGAAGATATTATCCTATATAAAGAGGCGGGGTGGTCGAATCGCACCATTGCCGTCTCTATGGGTATATCTCGAGCTACAATAAACCGTAGGGTATCAGACCTAGTTAAACAAGGTAGGATTAAGCCTGAAGAGTATGGCTACAACTTCAATAACCCTAGTGCCAAAGCCCAACCTAGACGTACTGATAAGGAGCGCTGGGAATACTGGCACGGCCCTGGTGTCTAATAATTACATACCTCTAAGTAGAAAGAGAGGTAACTTAATATGGAAGAAATTGATTTTGATAAAGTCATGGAGGCTCAAGCGCATTTCAGAGAAAAGCTCGAAGAGATGAAAGAGTCTACTAAACGACTTGGCGAAAGGATTTCCGAAATGGAAACTATCATTGATCATTGGGGAGAGTAGTTTATACTATTCTCTTCAATTTTTTACATACCTCTCTATAGAAAGAGAGGTATTAACCATGAAAACATTTGAATACAAAGGAACACAAATTAATGTGGAGGAAATGAAAGATATCTATATGATTGCTATTCTTATGAAATATGAGACAATGGAGATCTTAAAGGACTTTTATAAAGAGTCTTGGAACGATCGTGCAGAGTTTCTATTCCATGAAGAATACGGTGGTATGGAAGATTTTATTGAAGAACCAAATAAATTTAGCTTCCTACGTGTCATCGCTTATGGTGAAGAACTTAAACAAGAATTGGGAATGAAACCTGAAGATGAACTTGTTATTCGTGAAAAAGGTTCTCAAGCTATGCTTAATCTCGATGGAGATAAAAAGCTGGCTATTGAGGAGCTTAGTCAACGATTAATGAATATCGCCTAAGAGGATACATTCCTCTTTCTTTTTTTAACTTTTATATTATACTAGGAGGTTTATAATGGAACTATTTGTTAGTGATGAAATGAAGGAAAAACATTACGGATTATTCGATTTAATCAAAGAACGACCTACTGTCCTACATGGAATCCTAAAAACAACGTCGGCTATGCTCGGAGAGATTCCTAACCAAGCTACAGAAGAGGACAAATATCATGCATCAGATAATCTCTATAACAATGTTATACGCATCTTTGGTAAAAGGACAGTATATCTTTTTCCCGCATATCCTATTGTAGAGTCTCTGATAGCAAACGAACATAAGGGATCGACTCTTGTTGGCCAGCATGTTAAGGTTACACAAGCCGTCATGCAGGTATATAAGGAGACGAATAACCTACGTTGGTATATCTCCGACCGTCCATTGGAGGACAACACGCTACGTCGGATTACCATTGATAATAAAGGCTCGGGGTATTTCATATACTTTGGCCCTGATGCACCTAACGGTTCGGATTATTATATTGATCAATTTAAGGAGTGGTAAAGATGGAAGAAGATTTATATACCGACTTTCCAAAACTATATTCTACGGACAAAAAGAAAAGCCGAGAAGTTATTAAATAGCGTAGTTTCATATTGTAGGACATGTGACTATATCAATGTACGAGATTATGTTGATATGTTTCGACATCATAATCCAGGAGTCGAAGTAGAGAAAGATGGTTCAATCGATTGGTGTGTAGAATACAAAGACTTAAAGGATAATGTTAGAATTAAGAAAGATAAAGAGAAAGGCTGGTATTTGGAAATGCCGGCTGCTTATTTATTTTAAATCAGGAGGTAATAAAGATGACAGAATATTATAAAGATTTCCTAGATTGGGCAATACCGCAACTAACTGTAGATCAGTATCAAACATTATGTAAGATATTGTACTCTTTTAAGAAGTATCGTAAGACCGACATGCCAGCTGTTTTTGCCATGGGTAAATTTAAAGATGAGACGGTCGCTATTTGCGGACATTTTCCGCACTTCTTTTCTGAAATGGGCAAACTAGCAGGCGAATACCCTAAAGAGTTCTTTGAAGTCTGGTATAACGATAACGTTATCTTTTGGCCATATAAGGAGACTCCAGATTTGGTAGCGGCTCGGAAACGGCTTATGAAGAAATGTGAGAATCATGTGACATATTACAGATTTCTCTATATTTTCCGGGAGAACCAATATGGAGAAATTACATGTTTTAACATCATAAATAAATGTTATGCGGGTAGTCCTTTACATAGATGGGGTCTTGAAACATATATCAATACTCTATGGTCTAAATCATTGTTTGAAAACAACCATATGGCGCCCAGGGATTATACCATCGAGCACAACACCAAAGCCATTATAAGAGCTGTTTCAGGTGTTACCAATAAAGAATATAAGCAGTATTTGTTTGAAATTACAAGACCTTACTATTGTACAACTCAATCTTATAGACAAAAAGAACTGCATAAAGCGAAGCATCTCTTCGGTGATTTGAAGGATATTACACCTTATAAATTCGACGAAACGATATTATATAGACTATTTGGTTACATCCATAGGTATAAAAAGACGATCGAAGTTTTGGGACAACCATACCATAAGGCGGGACGTAGTATAATCTTAGAGCATATGGCATATACCATCAAAGACTTAGCCTCGAAAGGTAAACTAAAGGAAGTTAAATAGGAGGATTATAAAATGACAAACATTAATTCAGAAGGACGCGTGTTCAAAGTACCTTATTCACCACGAGACTATGTACGTCGTCTATGGCAGACGATTGATACACATATGATGAAGCGGGGTGCTATCGACACCAAAGGTAATCCTATTTGGGACAAGTCTAGTCTAGCTGACCAGGTGACTCTCCATCGCTACCATGAGCGTGCAATCCGGATTAAGATTAATGAAATCCGTGTTAAGCATGGGCTGGAACCTATTGCTCTAGACTCACTCAAATGGTTCACGGAAGGATATGTAGTAGAAGGATTGGAGGATTATAAGTATGCTAAAATCATCTAAAGCTCTACAGTTCTTATTTCTAGTTGGATTATCTACGACCGTAATCGGTATCCCTGCGCTGCTCTTATTCGTAGTGGCGCTTAAGTGGATCTTCCTGATCTACCCAGCGGTATTCATGGGTCTTGTGTTACTAGTATCCTATATTGCGGCTATCTGTATGCTGTATGACGATATCTTTGGTAGTGGTAGGGATAGACGGTTTCTTGAAGCTGAGACTATTCCAATTGAAGCTACAAGTTTTACTAGGATTGATAAAAATGTTGTAATCAAGACCAAGAAAATTTATCTTGCTTATTCTGAGGAGTTTAACCAAGTTCATGATTTATTGAAATGGACTAGCGCTGATCTTCTCAGTATCTATCAACGTTTTGAACCTTTAGTAGAAGTGCTTGGTTTAGAACATTATTTGGATTTGTTTTATCCTAGGACGATTAGTGCGGAGATCGCTATGGTATTTACTGAGCTGATTAACATATTGCCGTATAACGATTACGATGAGAAACCAATCGACCTATATCGTAAGTGGGTAAACAATAAACTCCTTATTGTCCAACTTGATGAAGAGGAGAACATTATCTATAATTACGATATTACTAATTTCTTAGCCGAGAAGAATATGGACGAGGAATGTGAAATCTATATCATCGACCATGAAGGTAAGTTTGGTGATTATATAACCGATACGCGTGCTGCTATTATTGTTGAGTATAATTTAACGGAGGTAAAATAATGTACGAAAATTTATTTAATCTTATAGACGATCTTCAAAAAGCCGCTATGAAAATTAAAGTACAAGAAGTATTGAACGCACTATGCACAGACGAGCGAGTTCATGAAATACTCGATGCTGATATTGTGCTAGAGTATTACGAAAAGATGCATGAACATTTTGAGAAGAATCCTAAAGACTTCCTCTTCCCAAATCGTGAATGGTTGCGGGAATCTCTTAAACGGCTTAAGGTCGACTTATCCAACATATTTGACAAAGACGCTAATGTTGACCATATAAAGCGGGAAGAAGTTATTGTGTTATTCATACTCTTGTGGATTCATATGGTTATCCAAAACCCGATTAGGATTGAGGTAATTAAGGATCCGTATGACTTATTCTATATCTGGACAAAGAATAGGGTCTTTATCTCTAGGCCAACTGGAACACATTATCTGCAAGATGGGGATCGTCGAGTGCTAGATCGACTCGGTAAAAGCTACGGTTGGTTTACCGGCGTACACCATTTTAGTATTGGATTTAAAGACACTGTTGAATATATGTATTCATCTCCTGATGATATTACAAATATTAATGGTGTGTACAACAAAGCTCATTGTAGTGTTAAGAAACTTCGCAATATGAATGATTGGGACATAAGAAGACTCACAAAAGAACAGCACAAACTTGCGAATGCAGATAACAGGCATTGGAGTGATGTAAATAAAATACACCATAGGGGTATGATGGGAAATATTTTTACCCTTCGTAAAAAGAAAGCCCGAACTGGTAAAGATATTCTTAGTCAACTCGCCGACGACCTGCTAGAAGAAAAACAACGCCGTCATAATATTGCTCGTAATAATAAGTTCGTTGTGCGTGAGATGACCGGTTATTCTAATACTACATATAAGATACTTCTTGAGGATTATTACCGAACCAAATTCGATAAGCCTATTGATCCGTATATCAAAGAGATTGTGGATACTTTGGCAGAAGATTATGGTGTTGATTTGGACTCTGATTTCATATCCTACGCTAAGAAGAATGCTACGGCAAAACCGGATAGCCCGTTCAAAACGGTAGCTATTATCGATATCATCAATGCTATGATTAAGTTAAAGGAGAAGTTGAATGAAGAAAAAGACCAGTAAACCTATTTTCTATGTTTCCATGTTTATACTACTAGCCGCGGTGACCTTATTCACCTATATCACGTATCTCTTCATCTCTTGGCTTATGAGTTTGGTACCGCAAGTTGGTATCTTTGGCGTCCTGATGTCCAACCTTGTCTTAGGCATCGGTGCCTTTATTATGTACAGTTTATATTTATCAGCCAAAGAAGTATATGAAAAGCAGGTAAAATGATGATAAGGCAAGAATTCTTAGATAAAATCGCAAAGATTGAAGAAGTCCACGGCCCATTGGAAGAACCACAAAGACCTTATAATTCTTCTATCTATGATGTTGAGCCTGAAGACGAGGACGATGTTATGACTATCAAAGGTTTACGTCTGTTGGCTGATAGTATTTTAGGGAGGTATAATAAATAAATGAAAAGAATGCCGAAAACATGTTTTATTAATAATCTTGCTAGTTGGTTATTTATCACAGCGTTGTTGACACTTGCAGCAATAACCACTTACGGTGTAGTTTATGCTATAATCGTCCAATCTAAGCTACCCGGGTTCTTTAATTACATTGGAGCCGGTGCGGTTATTGTGGGTTATGTTGCGCTTGTAATCCTAGCCTTCATCAATTTTGTTATAGATGCATAACACTTCCTATAATATTAGTATAATAAATATGTAACTTATTACAAAGCTCTTAATAGAAGGAGAGAGATGGAGAGTTTTGTTTTCCATCAATATTATAGTATATTTTCTACTATTATATACACCTCTCCTTGACGTTTAACACACTATTTGCTAGAAAAGGAGAAATAAAATGGTAAATCAATCACAAATCACACTGGAAAACGTTCGCGTTATCTATCCTAACTTCGCTGGTCGTGAGTCTGAGTATAATACTAAAGGTTCACGTGAGTTTGGTATCGCCTTGGATCCTGCACTTGCCGAGGAATTAGCTTCTCAAGGACTTAATGTTAAGTTCCCATCTGAAGACAAACCAAACCGTCCTGCTTATCTACCTGCTACTCTATCCAATAGCCCTGAAATTCAACCATGGATTAAGCTGGTTCTGGTAAACCAAGGTAAAGGTACTATCCTTAATAACGCAGATATCAATCAACTTGCTATGCTCGATGAAGTTACAGCTGGCGCACTTGCTAACGTAATCATCAATCCTTACAACTGGTCTGCTGCTGGTCGTACTGGTATCAAGGCTTATGTGAATAAGCTCTATGTCTATATTGACGATGTTGACCCAAGCCTGGCTCCAGCTAAGGATAAGTTCGAGCAGGATATTGAATTCATTTAATCATGATACCCAACAAACTGGGTAGTATCAAACTTAAACCCAAGCAATTTGAAGCGTGTGGGAAATTAAAGAACGGCTCTATATTAATGGGAGGTGTTGGCTCAGGTAAGACATTTACGTCTATATTCTGGGCCGCCTCCCAATACGGAGCTTCTTTTTTTACGAAAGACAAGCCTCTTATTGTTATAACCACCGCCATGAAGCGTGACCTTATCGAGTTAGGTAAGGATAAACCGGATTGGCAAAGCTCTCTGGAAGCCTGCGGTATTACTAATTATATAGTAGACTCTTGGCAGAATATTGAGAAATACCAGCATATCACTGACTCGGTCTTCATATTCGATGAGCAGAGGGTTGTTGGTTATGGTAAATGGGGCAAGGCTTTTATCCGCACATGTTGGAAAAACAATAAATGGATATTGCTATCTGCCACACCAGGTGATGTCTGGATGGATTATATGACAATATTCATAGCCAATAAGTTCTATCGGAATAAAACGGATTTCACGTCTCGTCATGTCGTTTGGGATCCTTATGTCAAATTCCCTAAGGTTAAGAAGTATATTGGTACCGCGGTTCTCGAGAAATACCGCTACCAAATTGTCGTGCCTATGGAAGATGATAGGGACACTACCCGTCATAGGGATTATCTATATGCCGAATACGATGCTGTCATGTTGAAAGACTTGGCTGATACTCGTTGGAACCTGTTTACTGATGAACCTATTTTAAACATTGCCGAGTATACTCAGTTAGTTCGGCGCATCGTCAACACTTCCCCAGACAGAATTAGATTGGCTGAGAAGTATATTACTGAGCATGATAAAACTATTGTATTCTATAATTTCAACTACGAGTTAGAGATACTTAGGGATATCTGCGAACGTAATAATCTACTATATAAAGAATGGAACGGTAATAAACATGAGCACATTCCTCAAGAAGACTCTTGGGTATATCTTGTACAATACACAGCAGGAGCCGAGGGATGGAATTGTATTACTACTGACAATATTCTATTCTATTCTGTTAATTACTCTTATCGTAAAATGGAACAGGCGGAAGGACGAATAGACCGTTCTAACACGCCGTTCAAAGACTTGTATTACATATATCTCACGTCACTAGCCAAAGTTGACAAGGATATTCTCAAGGCTGTTAAAGATAAGAAACGGTTTACAGAAGCTGCATGGGCGAAGAAACAAGGGTTTGTGCCCTATGATGATTACATGGAGAAATTAGAAAAGGATTGGTTATATGGCATCGAAACTTGAGTCTACATATCAAGCAAGCCTTCTTAAGAGGCTCCGTAAGGCCTATAGAGGTCGTATATTAGCGACTAAGACAGACCCTGGTATGGTACAAGGGATACCTGATTTAATCGTGCTATGCGGCTCTAGATACGCTCTACTGGAGGTTAAGAGGTCTGCTGATGCCAGTAAACGTCCTAATCAAGCTCATTATATTGAGAAGTTTGGTCGAGAATCATTTGCATCGTTCATTTATCCTGAGAATGAACACGACGTTATTTACGAGATGTGCGATTATTTCGGCTTAGACTTCAATTTATTCTTGAAAGAATCCTAAAGGAGTCATAATGGATTGGATACAGCACTGGAACTTGCAGGGGAAACATGCATTCTTATCCCCGTCAGGTTACTCTTGGCTTGGTTATGATGCTGAAAAGATGGCTAAATCCTACGAGAACAAACAAAATGTTGCTCGTGGGACAGTCTTGCATGAGATGGCATCACAATTAATCAAGTCTAAAACGGAATTAGCGCCTAAAAAGAAGGCGTTAAACCTATTTGTCAACGATTGTATTAGGGATGGTATGTCATCTGAGGTACTATTATACTACTCAGACCATTGTTTTGGTACTGCTGATGGTATTAAATGGGACTCAGACCAGCTTGAATTGCGTATTTACGACCTTAAAACAGGTGTATCTAAGCCATCTTTCAAGCAATTAGACATCTATGCCGCTCTATTTTGCTTGGAATACGGGGTAAATCCTAAGAAAATTACCATAATTCAGCGCCTTTATCAAGGAAATGGCTACCAAGAACAGGTAACTATCAAGGATAAAGCTCGAATTGAGGGTGAAAACCCTGGTAATATTACTTGGATTATGTCCCATATTAAGCAAATGAGTAAAATATTAGAGGAAAAAGAGGCCGAAATCAAGCCATTTAAGTTCTGGTAG